TTTGTCCACTTGTTATTTCACCACCAGCAAGATAGCCTATTACAACATTATCTGCGGCAGATGTAGCACTATCTCCTGCTGATCTACCAATAACAACAGATCTTGCAGCACTGGATGCTACAAGATATGCATTGAAACCAATAAGAACATTTTCTCCTCCAGTTGTAATAGATGCACCAGCATTTGTTCCTATTACTGTATTTCTAACACCAGTGGCTGTATTTTTTAGAGCATTATCACCTATGGATATACTTCTTGACTCTGGGAATGATATTTGTATCGCACTTGTTTCTGTGCCAATGATCAGCGGCTTACCAACTCGCAGGCTTGTTATACTTCCGCTGGTTACAAATACTCCAGATCCAGTAACATAAGAAGATGTTATAGCATAACTGGCTGTTCCAAATACAGAGCCTGTTATATTAGCATTCTTTGTATTTTCCCATAATCCAGATGAACTATATACCAATAGATCGCCAACATCTGGAGTTGCTGCTCTTACATTATGCAGTTCATCAAGTTCATATCCATTTTGAACCAAAGTGAATATGCTGCCATTTCCGGCACCTACTCTTGTTACTATACCAGCATATACAAGATGGCTTGGAGCATATTGTTTTACATTTGTAAGCACACCAGATGATGTTGAGACATATAGTATATCACCAGCATTATATGTTGATGTATCTACATCCTTCAATAATCCACGGGTAGTAACATATCCAGTTCCACCTGCGGTTATTGCTTCTGCCACAAGACCAAGTGTGCGAGCAGATGTAGCATCAGCACTTGCATTTGCTCTTTTTACCGCAATGCGATCTGTTTGTGATCCAGAAGCATATACAACTTCACCTTTGTTGAGTGTGGTTGCTTCAGCATTATATACATAAGCAACTTCTTCTTGGCCGATTGGAAGATTTATATTACCGCCACGCAATCCAAGTTTTATTGTTCCAAGATCGCTGTTCCAAGCCAGTTGACCAACTGCATCTGGTGCATTTACTGTTTCTGCAAACTGGATTAGTGAACTGCTTGCGTTGCCAAGCAAATAACTTGCTGTAGCACTATTTCCACCTTCTGCATTTAGTGCATAAGAAGCAGTTATAGCATAACTTGCTGTTCCAGCAAACTGACTTGTATTTGTAATGTCAGTTATATTTGCATATGACATTGAGGTTGGAGTAATACCACTTGTTCCACTACTTCCACTGCTGCCATTTACTCCACTTGTTCCACTTGATCCAGATGAACCATTTTGACCACTTGTGCCAGAACTTCCACTTATTCCACTGGTTCCAGAACTTCCGCTTGTTCCACTTGATCCAGATGAACCATCCGCACCATTTACTCCACTAGAACCACTACTACCACTGGTTCCAGAAGATCCACTTGTTCCATTCTGACCACTTGTTCCACTGCTACCACTGGTTCCAGAAGATCCGCTAGTTCCATTCTGACCACTTGACCCACTACTTCCACTTGACCCACTGCTTCCGCTTGTTCCACTGCTGCCACTAGTTCCACTTTGACTCAAAGCATAACTTGCAGTAACAGCATATGATGCTGTGGCATTCAATGTTCCATTTACAGTCAATGATCCAGTAATCTCTACACTTCCAGTAAACTCCTGTTTATCTGTAAGTTCATCACCAAACTTATTGCTTCCAGTTATTACAACAACGCTGCTTGTTATATATTGAACAGACAAGTCCTGTATCAACGCACTTGATGCAGTTATTTGTCCAACTGTTATATTGCTTGTGCTGTTGAATGCTGCACCTCCACCATTGCTCAACTGTGCACTGCTTGATACTATATTTGGCTTATTTGATATATTATCAAAATCAACATTATCGGCGTTGCTTGCATTTACAGCATATGATGCTGATACTGCATTCTGGACTGTTCCAGATGTGCTTTCTGCAAATGTCGCATAACTTGCTGTAAATGCATATGATGCTGTTTCAGATTGTCCTATTACATAACTTGCTGTGATGGCAAAACTTGATGTGTTGCTATTTTCCGAATAACTTGATGTTATGGAATATGATGCTGTTGGTGATTGACCAAGAACATAACTTGCAGTAACTGCAAAACTTGATGTGTTGCTGTTTTCAGCATATGATGATGTATTTGCATTTTCAGCATATGATGATGTGGTGCTATTATTAGAATATGAGGCCGAGATTGCATTCAGAACATATGATGCTGTGCTGGCATATGAAGCACTTGTTGCAGACAAAGCAAATGATGCTGTGTTTGAATAACTTGATGTAAGTGAATATGAAGAACTTGGTATAACCAAACTTTCAGCAACAGTAAGACTTCCTGAAATATATACACTTCCTGTAAAAATAATATTGCTGCCAGTTATTCTCATAGCATTGCTGCCAGTAAGAATATATTGATCTTTCCATATTGCTACTTCACCCGGCGTGCCACTACCAATAACAACATTGATATATTGTATATCAGCACCATAAACAACATCAAAACTTATTCCGCGTGTATATATGCCAGTATCTATATCAAAATCATCAGTTTCGCTATTCAATACCATCTGTATTTCATTGGAATAGCCATTCAGTATGGAGATAATAAAATCTCTCATCTCCTCTGCCTTTTCTATAGTTTTGGCTTTGGCACTGAATGTAACTGTTTCGGTCAATACGCTAGGACCGCTCATTGTCTGGCTACCCAGAGTTCCATCACGAGTAAATACTATGCAAGGTAAAGACACATTTTGGTTCTCAAATGTGCTTTCACTATATACTGGCACCTGTAAGTTCAGGTGAATGAGTTGGCGAAGATTGTTATAATATTCTGTGATAGCCATATGCGTTTGTTCCTATAAGTATTTTATTGTTTGGGATTGGGGTTGTTCTTCTCGTATTTTTTTATCTTTCTTGCCAGAGATGCCACAAAACTATCAACCACTGATTGTCTTGCTGCTTCTACCCCGTCTTTAGTGAAGTTATATTTTGACTCAAGAACATTAGCATATCTCCAAGGCACTCTTGGCCTGCCTTGACGATCCACTCCACGAGTTCTTTTATTTACACCTGTAATGATTACTACTCTACCATCCTTTGGATATATGATCTTTTTGCGTGTAATGCTTGATTGTAATAGTCCTGTATCCACCAAACCATCATTCTGGATTGCTTCCTTGATGCTGTCTTGCATCTTTTTATTGGCACTATATGCAGAAGCCACGATGCTTTTAGCAGCAAACTCCTGACCCATCTTCTCAAGTTTTTGCTCAAGTTCCTTTAGTCCTTTGATCTGTATGGATACATCAGCCATTAGTTTCTTCTTTCTCCAGTTACTTTGACATATCCATCATATACCAGTTCATCTACATAAACTATGTTATACTTGTTGCCGCTATATGTTATATTTGCCTTTTCAGTTACATTGCTATTATCACGCAATGTAAAAACATATGTGGCAGTATTGTAGACATATCCATTTACAGTAGTTTCACCACCAGTTTGTTTTTTTACATTTGCCCACAATGACTGTGACGCATATGTCATAATGCTTTGACCATATCGGTCAATGCTGCTGCTGGTAGGATACTCCAGCAATATTCTTTCATCAAGTAGGCCGGGGTTCATATATTTTATTGTGGCTTTATAAGTTTATATGGACTCAATAAAGCATCTACTGTATAGTTTAGTGGAGAAGTTGATACACCTATTGCTTGTGGCAATCTGTTTTCATACCAGTTATTGATCAAAATCATTTGTGCTATTTTTACATTTGTAGGTATGCTGCCGCTGTTTGCTACAGTAAATGTAAGATTGCCACTGAAATATTCACCTTCTGGGATGTATGTATACCAACTTCCAGCATACTCATTCAGCGAACCAGTGCTGACAGTATCTACTGTTTGAGTTGATAAAAATATATCACCACTGCTGCTCCATACATACATACTATGTGTGCAGGGACTAAAATCTCTATTACATTCTGCTGTTACTTGCTCATAACTGGCGGTGATGAGACTTGATATAAGAACATCGTCGTCAGTAAACTCTACACGAAGATAGTTCTTGGCTTCTGTTAGTGATGGTCCGTATGATGATATATTTGTTCTGGTTCTCATATACAAATAAGTATAGCACAAAATATAAAAGTTGTATATAACTTATAATAATGTGTGTATAAAAAAAGACCCGCATTTCTGCGGGTCTTTCTATAGAGAACCTAACAAAATCTATTAGGCGACATTTGCGACCAACTTGACGAGCGAGTTGCCGTCAGTTAGGGCACAGTCAAAGCGTTTGTGTGCTCTCCAGCCAACATTGCCTTCAGCAGCATACAACTCGTTGAGGCGTTGTAGCGAGAAGCCGCCACGATCACCGATTACGAAGTGCTGTGGATATAGCAATGCACCCATTACGCCAGTTGTGGCCTGCCAAGAAGCAGGAGCGGCATAAGTGGTATATACTGGACGACCCAAGAACAGGTCTGGCTGACCAGCCTGAACAGAGACTTCCCACAGGTATGTGCCAGCGGTAGAAGCCTTGAGTTGACGCATTTGAGAAGCAAGACCGTCACCAACGATCCAGACTGCTTCCTGACGACGATTGCCTGGCATCTTGTAGTATGCGGCGATCATATTGTCCAGAAGAGCGGAACCAGTTGACGAGCCAAGGTTCTGGGATAGAGCAGCATTGCCACCAGCAGTTGTGGTGCGGAGAATACCGCGTGGTTCGGCGGTGCCGGAACCAGAGACGAATGCTTTTTCTTCCAAGTTGCCGAATGCAACACCGATTTCAGCAGCGAGTGTGCTTTCCAGATCGGTAGAAGCATCTTGTAGCAACTCTTCGGAGACCTTGATAAGAGCAGTTCCCTTATAAGCACCAAGAGTAGCAGAACTGAATACGACATCAGTTTCGCTATATGAGGCAGATGGGTTCTGGTCCTTGAACACAGCAGTAACACCAGATCCAACGATTGGAAGAGTGGTTGTGCTGGTTGTCTGGATGGTGCGTGCACCAATACGACGCATTACAGAGTTCTGTGCGAGTGTGCGTTGGATGGTGTTCAACAGGATTACTGGAACATTGACGCCACCTTCTGCACTGCTGAAACTGTTCAACTGGCGGAGTTCATCCATATTACCAGTGCGAACATATGTCATAAATGCGGAACGATATTCATCATCGCTTGCTCCGGTTTTGGTGTTGACGGCACGCTTGTCCAATACTTCGCCCATCTTGCTGTTGATAGCATCAAAGCGAACTTCGGCTTCAATCTGCTTGGTCAGTTTGTTATATTCGGCTTCCAAAGCGTCATACTTTGCGTAGTCGCCTTCGGAACGCTTGTCAGAGGCAATATCCATAATGTTTTTCATCTGGGAATATACCTCGTTGCGGGTTTTGAGTAAGTTACTCATATGTTTTCCTTGTTTTTATTGTTTATGTTTGATTTACAGAGCACGAGGTTGTGCCTCGGCAAAATATTTTATTTGTTGTTTAGTGATAAAAACTTGAACTTCAGTTCATAGTCTTTTGTTTTATCAACCGACGGTGCTGCTGGAGCAGGCGATACAACCTCAACAGTTGCATCCAACTTCTGTTCTTCTTTGCGAACTTCTGGTTCTTTGACTGGAGCAGGTTGTTCACCCATCTCCTTATCCAGATTTTCCACAAAATCCTCATTACGCATAACAGATAAAGTGGTTTCATTGTATGCTGGGTTTGCTACGATGCTTACTTCACGCAGGTTCATATTATGTATTTCACGGATTTTTTCACCGCTACGAACATAGTTTTTACTGCGTGGGCTATTGAAGCCAAAACTGAATGATTTTAGATCTCCTCGTT